GGATTCGCTGATCCTTCGTTTTTGCAGCTGTTCAGCTGATCCGAGGAATTGTACTCGTTCATTATTCATCTGTGTATGGGTGTGTGTCCAGTCATCTGCTGGACTGTATGTATGGCACGCAAAGCAGTAAGCATGGCCGTCAGAGTAACGTGAGTTAGCATCTGACGAACCACAGTTGTTACATGGTTCATGTGCCACAAATTCTGATTCTGTGTTCATCTTAACCAATCAATGGGGATTGCGTGTACTGCCGCCCACTTGATGTTGTGTTTCTCACACCACTGGGCGTATGTGGTTTTGGATTTCTTACTGATCTTGTTGAACGGTGCTTGAAAGACCATACGAATATCAAGGTGTGGGTTGTCACGAATGACAGCCTTGATCTTACGTCTGTCTTCAGCATCCCAGTAACCTTTGGTTTCTAGCATGACACCGTTGAGCAGTACGAAATCAGGATTGTAGTTGTGCTGTATGGTATAAGGAACTTGCTCGCCCTCATACACATACTTGCAACCAACTGTGTCTAGTAGTTCAGCAACGCTGACCTCTAGCTTAGACTTAAAAGTCTTCTTCTTCTTCAATGCTATCTTCGTCAGCTTGTTCTGGTGCTGTAGCTTTTGCAACAAAGCCTTCAGTCTTACCGAATAGGTCTGCAACTTCTTTGTCGTCCATGCTGTCTGCATCAACCCCAGCTGCACTGCCTGCAATCTCGACAACCTGTACACCAACTAGCTTGAGTGAACTACCATAAGTTACTCCATCCTTCAAGATGTATGGCTTCTGGAAAAAGCCTAGCTTTACAGTTGAGCCACCATAGATTGGTGTCTTTGCATCTGTAACTGGTGTGCCTTCTGTGTCGACAACTGGTGGTTTCTTGTCCTCTCCCCATGAGAACTTGATCTTGAACTTACCATCAGCTACCTCTTCCCATGGTGTGGGCTTGAGTGTAGCTCTCTTTGGGTTCTTCAACTTAGACTCTGCCCACTTGAGGACAGCCTGTCTTTCTGTTTCAAGTGCGTCAATGATACCTGTACCCACAATAGCTGCGAGTGAGTATCCGAACTTGCCGGGTTCTAGGATAGCTTGGAAGCCTTCTAGTTTGATAGCGTCTGTGACGTGTACGTTTTTGCTCATATTAACAAAAGAAATAAGTGGATTCGATAACCGACTCTGGCTGTAAGTCGCCAATGATCGGTGGTTCAGTCTCTGCCTGTATCTGGTCGGCAAAGGTCTGGAGATAATCATGCTCTGCAAACAGAATCATGTATGTCTCCCTAATTATAGCAGATAATTTATCCATATCGCAACATCTGCTTAACACACTGTCATGAATTAGTGCGATTGGCTGATCGAAGCTACGCACAGCGAGGTGTAGCAGTGATGCGTCCAGACTATGGATGAGGTTAGGTGCAGTAGCAGCCTTGTGCCTGTTGATGTCAACCTCCTTCCCGTCTTCTACTGCGACGGATAGATCACAACGACCTAGTAGCTGTAGCTGGATGCGTTCAACCTTTTTCTTGAAGTAACGCTGTCTGACTACAAAGCCAGAAGGAGTCGTCCATTCCACATACTCTTCACCACGTTTGATAGTCTTACCGACCTCAGTCTCGATCCATCTCATAACTGACATTGGCCCGGGCACAACTGCCCCCATAGCCGAACGAACTGATGTAACGATCTGAGTAAGCTGATCTTTGTCAACCTCGACACCCTTCTCTTTGAGAGCATCTTTGATGTAAGACCTATTAGAATATGGCTTTGCATTATATGGTATGGTCATTACAGTACGCTTTACACATTTTCTGTCCCACACACCTCGTACTGTCTCAGGTATGTATGGCTTTGACACATCTGCAATAACTCTGTACGCATCTTGTGGTCTGTCAGATGGTACAACATTTACGAGAAGTGCTGTGGTCTTATCCCGTGCCAAGCCTGCTAGTATCTGCAAACCAGAACAGGTGGCATCAGTAGCCACGGGTAAGGAAGTAGTCAATCTTTGTTTGGTAATCACACACTGATGATACTCCTCGCAAGCTGCAAGGAATAACCAAGGCTCGTCTGCCCCCTCCCAATCTCCTAGATTACCTAGTGGATCAGATGAGACACGTGAGACAAGCTCAAGATTAGCGTGTGTCCAGTCTAAACGCTCTTGCATTGTAGACTTATCCAGTCCGTATGTGGTAGCGACTTGGAAAGCGAGCCATTTCTCACTGCTTCACCGTAGGCCGCAGGCTCTGCAAACTGTAGCAATGACTTGCCGAAGTCTGTATCTTGTGGAGTAAGAAAAGCAGGGATAGGATAAGCTCGCCCCCTGTAGTCAAACGACCATGGTATGTAGAACTCTCTGTCTTTGAAGCGATTGACAGCTTCCATAGTCATACGTGTGCGACAGGATCTCTTGAACTCTGCTGCTCTTTTGTTCATTACCTCTGCTGCTGCCCGTCTATAGCGTTTACGAGATTCCTTGGACTCGGCTATATCTACAGGCTTGGGTGGTAGATCGTAATGAACGATAGGTAGGAACTTTCCAACGCTTATCCCTCTGTCTTGTAACAGCATAGCGACATTGACTATGAACGGGTTTAACCGATATTTTACCTGTTGAATTTTGTTGAGAAAAGCAAGTGGGATTTCCCCCTGTATAAGGGCGTGATCGCCTCTTCTAACAAGCTCGTGACCGTGCATCACCTCGTTGAGTATATACCCACCGACCTCCGTGTTTGACCAGTCTCTGGGCGGTACTAGCATTGGCCACGCCAAAGGGCTGAATAATTCTGCATTTGCCATGACTTCATCTTTGATGTCCATGAACTCTGCGGTCGGTGCAATAAACACTTGTGTCTTACGACCTGTGCGTATGCGTTGCTTGTAGAACCAGCCACTTGTTGACATGATGCAATCAAGTAACCAGCCACCAAGTTTGGTACGGATACTTGTACCCCAAGGTCTCCACTGTTCAATCTTGTAGCGGTTCATCAGCGTCCTGATGACAACTAGCTTCTGTTGTGTGCCACAGGCTTTGTGCCAGTAGTTGTCCTTGAGAGTCTTGAGTAAAGCAGGGGCGGCATGCTCGTAGTGTCGCATCTGACACTCGTCTTCGATAGCCTTGCCTATCATAGAACATACGTTGGTAGCTGTGTTGCAGTTGTCCTTGTAACCAAAGACGTTATCGAATGTAACTTTACAAGCGATAGCTGCGGCAGCCAATGCCTCAATACTAGCTAGGTATTCGTGTATATCCTTGAAGGCAGCTCCATACTTGCCTTGATGTATTTTCTTGTTAGTGTCTTCGATACGTTGAACTACACGTGGTAGTAACGCATCAATCGAAGCGATACCATATACTGTTGCAGAAGAGTACTGTTGTGCTTCTAGCTTATACGTTTGGTCACGCAGTCTTTTCAGACCTTGTTTGATCTGTGATCTTTCTAAGTTGACCTGTTCCGTGATTTGGTCTTCCGTTATATCTGTCTGCGAGTTCATCTTGTATCTGTGCTAGTAGGTGTTTTCTGACCTCATCGTAGTGAGGGTGATCTTTGCTTAACATATCTAATGCTTGTTTGTGGTAGGTGTAAACGTCATCAGACGGAATAGTTTTCTTTGTCATTGTCTGTAACATATTTTAATGGTATCAAATGTTGTATATCGTTGTGTGTGCATACAGTGAACTCTGTCTCAGCACCAGCGATCAACTCTTTGACCTTTTTCTTTGCAGCTGCACCTGACTTGTACACGTGTTCTGTGACCTTGTTAGTCCTGTGATTACGTGCACGAATCATGCAGTGGTACTCTGTTGGCATCTCCCAGCCGTCTATCTTCCAGTGCATGAAAGTAATGAACTCGATAGGCTCGAACCACTCAGCTGGGCAGTTCTTTATCATGTTGTAGTTGTTTGGAAATTCTTTCTTCATTGTAGTGATGATGTTTGTCTAGGTAGATGTCCTCAAGAGTGGTATTCCAATGATACTTGGCTATGTGTGTAGCCCTGTATGCAGCTTCAATGTCGTCACGAGCAAACAGGTGTATGTGTTTACCTGTGCCCATGCGAGCTCTGTAGTAGTAATACTTGTCT